CAGTCAATCGCAATTTACTATTTCTTTGCAAATGGATATGCTTATTGTAATGAGCCTGGTCTCGTTAATAACAATGCAGCACTAAGACATTTACGTCAAGAATTATTTGCCACTGCACAATTGCAACGCTTTCAGCAACTTGGTCAACTACTTGACTCTTTACCTATACCTCAAACGTTAATCAACGCTGTTGCACAATATCATGGATGGTATAGTAATTCACCTGAGCCTGGTGCTTCACTATACTGCAACATTCCTCACGGTGTGTTTAAAGATAATAGCTTGCAAATTACGTCATCTGGTGTTACTTGCATCATTGACAGACTTCAAGAAAATGTTATCGTAAATGAGATAATTAAGTTAAATGCTCCAATCGTAGATACGCAAAATCCTGCTGTTGATGCGAGAAATACTCAGAAATTCTTAGGTTTACTACTTAATACTATTCCTGGATGGAGAAATTCATCTGTGTCTGGATCATTCTTTGCTACAGACTTGTATGATGAAGCACACTGGAATGAATTCATGAATTCTCCTACTGTGCATACAGTTACAATGTTCACTAATCAATCTAATGTTACTGCAAAGTATGCAGATCACTATCCTCAATACACTAATAACATCAATACAGAGCGTTATTTTAGTGTGGGTTCTGATGTTCCAGGATACTTACAAGCATACTGGACTCCTATTGCATTTACTGACAGTGGTAATGATGATGTGACTCATCATGGGATCATTAAATCTCAACCTCGTGAAATATCTTGGAATTTACCTACTACTGGAACTGGTTGTGCGTGTAGAACTTGGTCTAACGTCATTGTATGGAAAGACGAAGGTTTAATGCTTACAACAGATGGTAATTTAGTAGGTAAAGGATTTACGTTATATCCAACTAAATTAACTGAGAGATTTGGTTCAAATATTGCCTCTCCAGTTGTGTGGAAGTTTGATAATGGTCTTAGAACAGATAGAGTAGATTACCCTGATGTTCTAGCGACAGCAGATGGTTCGTTCCAACAGCCGGCTTGTACTTATAATACAATAAACATGTCACTGAATCAGTGCTTACCGAATAGACTTATAGCTATTCAAAAGTTACTTGATGTGCAAGATTTCTTCACAATTACAAGCCCGACTGCCATTAGAGAGAAGACTGGAAGACGAGGTCGAAAATCAAACGCCAAGTCTAAATCTTCTGAACCTCGTGAAGGCGAGATTGAAAAGGAATAAATAGTTTGAATTAGAGAAGTGCTATGAAAATTGCAAACCTTTCAAAGTTACGGTCAGAACTTACCGAAACTGAGAACACAAAGCTTTCCAATATTCTAAACAATACAGTTGTTGGTTCAGATAAAGTTATCATGTCTCCAGTTGCAAAGAGATTAAATAATGATGACGCTATTCTGACTACTTATATGAAGTTTTATGAGTCACTGGATAAAAGCACTTGGCCTGTTGAATTGTTAAATCTTGAGCAGAAACAAATCGATAAGATTGGACCTAGATCAATCCAAAAACCTTGGAGTGAAAGAAAGGATTCTACTGCTCATAGTTTTGACAAATCAACTGCCACTAAAAGCTGTACCCCTGGTAAATCTCCAGTTAACATTCGTGATGTTAACCGTCTACGACCAGTCAGTGAAGCAACTGCAATTAAGAAAATCAAGAAAAACACCTCTTCTGGATTACCTTTACTCGTGCCAAAAGGTGATGCTATTGCTAAAAGTAATAAGAATGAAAGGTGGCCTGCGATGTTGTATACAAGAACGCAGGAGCAAGGGAAAACAAGAGATGTATGGGGCATGTCTCTAAACGACATTTTAAATGAGTTACCGTTTTTCCTTCCCGTACTTGATTGGATGAAGAAGCAGCCTTGGCTAGCAGCATTATCCGGGCCAGAAAGAGTAAATGATGTTATGCATGACATAATACACTCAGCAATTTCGAACGGGTTTAAAATCGTTTCAACCGACTTCACAGAATTCGATGCAAATACTAAAGGTCCAGCAAGAGATTGTGCATGGAATAACTACATTAGTTTATTTCAAGAAGAGTACCGTGATTTACTTCTTGGTATATCCTTCACTTTTAGTAACGTTGGGCTTGTCACACCTGATGGAATTTATGAAGGTGAACATGGAACGCCGTCTGGTTCTATGAACACAACACCAATAGGTTCATTAGCTCATGCTAACCTATTAACAAGTTATGGAACAATTGAATTGGATAGAAGTCTCATTTTAATTGATGATTGTACTTTGACACTTAAAGATGATGAAGATGTTAAGAGATATCTTAATCATTGTGAACTTTGGGGATACAGTACAAATAAAGATAAAACATTTGTAAGTGATATATGTGCAATATTCTTACAACATCTTTATCATCCTAAACTTGCCATTTTCGGTAAAATTAAAGGAGTATATCCTATAAGTAGAGCTTATAATAGATTATGCTACCTAGAACGATTTAATGAGTTTGTTAAAGATGGTATTACAGGTAAAGACTTCTTTGCCATTCGATCGCTTTCAATCTTGGAGTGTACCAAGTATCATCCAGCTTTTACAGACTTTGTGAAGTTTTGGCTTTCACTAGATAAGTATCCCTCACTACCTTCAGATGAATCTATTGAAATGTATATAGCGAGACAAGAACGAGTAGATGGAGCAGAAGGACTGATTAAGAACCAGTACGGTGACGACCTCAAGGGCATTCGCACGTGGGAATCGTATAAACTGTTAAAAGTTATTACTCAAAGCTCATAGTTTGA